AATGTAAATGATAATGTAAATGATATTTCTTTTTTAGAAAAAAAGAAACAAAAAAGCACGAGTGTAGATTTTGGCGAGGGCGAAAAAAACAATCAGCCTTTAAACGCTCAAAAAGAAACCTCCCCCCCAGTTGCGCCCGCCCCCCCTCCTTTCAATTTCAGAAAGGCAATGCTATCAGAAGGCTTTGCTCCTGAACTTGTAGATGAGTGGCTCAAAATACGCAAAGCCAAAAAAGCCGTCAATACAGAGCGCGCTTTTAAAGCATTCGTAAATCAGGTGCAACAAACAAATCAGGATATGAACAGCGTGCTTGAAATAGTAGTGCAAAAACAATGGAAAGGCTTTGAAGCCGAGTGGCTACACAGCACACAAGCACCCCTGCACGCCCCTAAAACAATAGACGAAAATGGAAATACAATCACAGAATGGCAACAACAGCCTGCCGCTGGTGAGCCACAACAATATGTCGTTGGCAGACAAACAATCGATAACCTTAAACACAATTCAACAGGTTGGGGAGCTCACACCATTGGCAGTAGCTAAACAACGATACCAATACCCCCGACTTAAAGATTTACCCCCCAAGCAAGTAAGCAGCCTCTTTGGCATAGTATTCACCCGCATAGTATCGCTGGTAGGAATTAAAGGCGATATAGACCCCTTGCAGAAAGAAGAAATATGGAACGTTGTTTTTAGTCGTTTTTCGTGGCTTTCTTTTCAGGACATATACAAAGCCTTTCAAATGGATAGAAGTAGGGTATTTGGGGCTAAAACCGACCATTATCAGTTCTTTGATGTATCCTACGTGAGTGAAGTATTAGATAGATACCAACAATGGCTGCAAAGCACCCAGCAGGAACATCATATCAAATCGCAGCAATGCCAAGCAAAACAAATCACAATGAGCAAGGAAGAGGAAGAAAAAATCATCAAAGAGTGGTTAAGCAATCACTTCAAAGAATATCAACAGACCCAGCAAATGCCCATCATATCAGTACCTGTGTATGATGCGCTACACAAGCAAGGCGTTCTAAAACCCTATTTTAGTGCCATAACCGAAGAAGATAGAGAAGCAATGAGGATTGAAACCAAAAAACGCCTACAAATAGAGCAAACGCAAGCAAAAGACAGACAAGGACATACAGCTATAAAAACCATTTTAGAGCAGTTCGTCAAGGGAGAAAGCGACCCTACGGGTAAACTATTGCGTTTGAAGAAAGAAATCACCCTGCAATTCTTCTACGATTGGCTTATAGCACAAGGTAAGGAACTTTCCGAAATGCTATCGCCACAACACACACCGAATACACACCGAACACAAGGCGAACACTAACCGAAGATAAGACGAAGACAAAAACATCTAAAAAACAATGAAACTCATAGACCTATTTAGCGGCATAGGAGGCTTTTCGCTCGGATTTCAGCGCGCAGGCTACCAATTTACAGAGCACTATTTTTCAGAGATAGACAAACACGCAATCGCAAACTATAAACACAATTTTCCAAATGCAAACTACATCGGAGATATTACCACTATTCAGCCCGCAAACCTTGCAGGAGCAGATATTATTACCTTCGGCTCGCCTTGCCAAGATTTCTCAATGGCTGGACGGCGTGCAGGGCTCGCAGGCGCAAAAAGTAGCCTTATCCAATACGCAATTGCCCTCATTGCTGACATCAGACCAAGTGTATTTATCTGGGAGAACGTTAAAGGAGCTTTCTCCTCAAATGCTGGCGCAGACTTTTGGGCAATTCTCCAAGCCTTTGCCAACATTGGGGGCTATCGACTTGAATGGCAATTGCTTAATACAAAGTGGGTATTACCCCAAAATAGAGAGCGGATATACCTTATCGGACATCTTGCAGGACGAAGTCAGCCAGGAGTATTTCCTATCACAGAAGATGATTGCCCACCTCGAAAAAAAAAAAAACATACCAATTTCAAGCCAAACTTAGTGGAACACTCAAAGCCAACGGCAATATGAACGCCGATGATACCTATATCATTCCTAAAACCGCAAGCACTCTTACAGGAGGCGGACATTCAGGAGGCTTACATTCAGATATGATGGTAATACGCCAACTCCCACGAGGCAAAAACAAGGGTGCAAACCTTACTATTTGCCCTACTATATCGAGCAACGCCTTTCAAGAGAATAACCTATTGGGTGGCATACGTAGATTAACCGAAATAGAATGCGAACGCCTGCAAGGATTTCCAGACAACTGGACACAATACGGCAACTACAATGATGATATAAAGCCCATAGCCCGCACACAACGCTACAAACTCATCGGCAATGCCGTAACCGTAGATATAGTAGAATTAATAGCTAAACGATTAAAATTTACAACCCAATGAAGAAACAATCATTAAAAGAACAAGAAGTAGTCGAGTTATTCGAGTACGCAGCACGCAACCTCATCAAGGAGTTTTGCCGCAAGCAAGACCTACAATTTGAATTTGACAATTACGATGTAGGTATGGGCATTATATGCTTATCGGATTACTTCTTCAATATTGAAGATATATACTACGATATGAAGCACAATCTGCCCAAAGACAAAATACTGCAATGGTATGACTACCGACTAATACACGACTCGAATATCAATTACCGCTCCTACTGTAAGGGGCTTAGAGAAGAATTAAAAACGAAAGACAAATGAGCACTTTACATTTAACCTTAAAAAAGCAATGGTTTGATATGATACTCTCAGGCGAGAAAACAGAAGAGTACCGAGAAATCAAGCCGTATTACAACCTTCGCCTTATCGGAAAAGAGTACGATACTGTCGTATTTCGCAATGGCTATGCACGTGATGCTCCAAGCCTCACCGTAGAATTAAAAGCAATACGCTTTGGCACAGGCAAACCCGAATGGGGCGCAGAAGCCAATAAAAAGTACTTCGTGCTATACTTAGGGAAGATTATTAACAGTAAAAATATCGACAAATGAATAAAGATACTTTAATGGTAGAAAAAATCAAAGAATCTGTATTAAAAGATATAACAGAAAAACAAAAAGCAGGAAAATCTATCTCAGAAATATTAGAAGAAAGCAGAGGTTTTACAATAACAAATACCTACTACTACAACAATTTTGTAAATTTAAATAGAAACAATGAAAACAATCCAAGAACTTGTGCCCCTTATTCAAGAATGGGCAAAAGAAAGAGAAATCTATGAGCAACTAACGCCTTTTGATGAACTCCTCAAAACCCACGAGGAAGTCGGCGAACTTATCAAAGCGTGTTATGACGATGACCCCATCGCCATTCAGGATGCCATAGGCGATGTAATGGTAACCCTCATCAACTTATGCTACTTCGTAGAAGAAAACCCCGCAATGCTGATAAACAAATACCCTTTTAAATGCAATGAAAGCGAAAAAAGCCTACATACAGCACTTATAATTAACAAATTCATTTTGGAGCTAATGTGGAGCGTATCCAAGTACGAATGCAGTGCAAGAGCCGAAGTATTCTTCAAAATCCCCCTCATCGCACAAAAACTGCATATCATAGCCAAGATACACAACACCACCCTTGAAGAGTGCCTAAACATCGCCTACAACGAAATCAAAAACAGAACAGGAAGAATTATAAACGGCAAATTTGTAAAAGATGAATAAACAAGAACTATTAAAGTGTCTAAAAGAGGCACTAAAACACCTTTCAGAGATTGAAAAACACACAAAATTTCATAATGAAATAATTAAAAAACTCTATTTACAAGTTCCTCCTGAACTTAGTGAGGATAAAGAAATAGATAGTTTACTCAAAGAATTAGACAATCGCAATGAAGAGGTTGCTATAAGTTGGTCAATGTACCTGTTTAAAGGATAAGTATATGGAAAATAACGAATACCCTAATTGGCTTGTCCCTTTTGATATAGCCTTTATGTTAGAACGAATAGGCTTTGATGAAAAATGTCTATTTGTATATCGCAAAAGCGATGAAATAAAATTCAAAATGGATTTAGATAAGGTGTTTGAGGATACATCTGAATATTATTTTGAGGACTTAGAACCTTATGAGGAAGCCCCTTTGTTATGCATTCTATGCCCCACTTGGGAACAAGTTTTTGAGTGGTTCAGGGAGAAGGGTATGTTTCATAGTATTTGTATTGTTGAAGATTTAATTGAGGGTGTTAAGTATTTTGAAACAGAAATACGTGATAACAATGGAGATATAATTTGTATACTTCATCGAGCGACTTATGAGGAAGCCCGTGAAGCCCTCGTAAAAGCCCTTATACAAACCTATAAAAAGAACAACTATGAATAAAAAACTCATTGTACTATCAGGAAAAAAAAGAGTAGGTAAGGATACTGTGGCAAACCTATTCAATGACTACACCTATCATAAATACGCATTAAGAGCCTTTGCTGAGCCTGTAAAAAAAGCTGTGTCCAGCGCTATAGGAGTAAATACTTATCACGCAAACCTATTCAAAGATGAAAAGCTAATAGATGTAAATAACACACAAAGCAACCTAACTATACGAGAGCTATACCGAAAAACAGCTGACTTTTACAAAGAACTACTTGGAGATGATATATTCACTAAGATAATGATGAGAAACTTGGCTTCCGAGAAATCTGAATATCCAAGAGTGATTATCACAGACATGCGCTTCAAAGTGGAATATGAGCAGATGAAACAGCTTGACCCTGTCTTTATCCGCATAAAAAGCAACATGGGTAATACAGACACTCACCCATCTGAAACAGACCTTGATGATGTACCTGATAGTGTTTTTCACTTTGTGATAGATAACATAGGTACACGTACACAACTCAAGGAACAAGTACAAACCATTGTTAAAAAGTTAAGAATATGAAAGTATATATATCAGGAAAAATTAGCGGTACAGACCTAACCGAAACTCGCAAACGTTTTGCAGCCGTAGCCAAAGCAATGAAAAGATTAGGCGTTGAACCCGTGAACCCCTTAGAAAACGGACTATCAGAGCACGACACTTGGAAAGCACATATGCTTAAAGACATTGCCGACCTGCTACAATGCAAGGCTATCTATATGCTACAAGGGTGGGAAGAAAGCAAGGGCGCACGTATAGAGCACTATATCGCTACCAAGAAAAGAATGCCTATAATGTATGAGGTAGAGCAGCCTATGAGCGAAAATGAGTAATTACAAAAGCAAACATCAAGACGGGCTTAATACCCGTCTTTTTTATGGTAATATTTACAGTAAAACATACTGCAATGTAACGTTGCAAAATAATGATAAACAAATAATTATATCAAAAAAGTGTAGGAATACTTCAAAGTTTTTTGTACCTTTGCACCCGAAAACGTAATGTAACAAATCACAGTGAATTAAAACTTATTAGATAATGAATACCCTAATGCTTACATCACAAGGAATTACACCCAAAAAGACTATTACAAGCCTTGAACTTGTAGAGCAAATCAACCTATTCAGAAAAGAAGAAGGCAAGGATGTAGAACTACAACATAAGACTATGTTGGCTATTATTCGAGATGAATTTGAAGAGGAAATAGGTCAGCAAAAAATTTTGCCGACCTCTTATAAAGACCAATGGAACAGAGAACAACCTATGTTTGAACTCACTATTACACAAGGAAAGCAAGTACTACTCCGTGAAAGCAAGTTCGTACGTAGGCACGTAGTAGCGTGGTTGGAAAGCCTTGAACAAACAATCAAGCCAATGACAGCAGGCGAAATATTAATGGCGCAAGCACAAGGAATGATAGCCTTAGAAAAAGCACAACAAGCACAAGCCAAACAAATAGCCTTGCAAAATGAGCGTCTCACCAAGATAGAATCAAAAATCACTACCAAAAACGAGGACTATTTTACCATATCAGGATACAGCAATATCATAGGCAAAAGAGTACCCTTGCAGTTAGCTATATCATTAGGAAGAAAAGCTGCAAAAATATGTGTACAACGCTCTATCCCTATGGGCAATGAATACGATGCCAAATACGGCTTCGTTAAGAGTTATCCTACTGAAATATTAAGAGAAGTATTTGAAACAAAATAGACTACTATGAAACACCAAGAAAGCACCCTACAAAACACTTGCGTACGCTGGTTTAGATACCAATACCCGCAGCTCGTTATATACGCCGTCCCTAATGGAGGCAGTCGCAACGTTCGTGAAGCACAACGCCTCAAAGCAGAAGGCGTACTGGCAGGAGTAGCCGACTTGGTAGTGCTACTTCCTGAGGGTAAAAGCCTCTATATCGAAATGAAAGTAAAAGGCAATCGCCAAACGCAAAACCAAAAAGACTTTCAGAATAAAGCCATCGCACTGGGGCATACCTACGCCGTATGCTACACCTTCGAGGAGTTTCAGAAAGTAATAGAAAATTTCACTGCCAAACCCGCAAGAAACATCACCTTAGAACACATAAGGCAATCCGTAGAAATATCCACAGGCGAGCCACTAAAATCAAGCCCCCAATACCTCAAAGTCTTTTGTGGAATAGCTAAAAAACACTACAATGCCACCAATAAAGAAATAGCCAAATACCTACAAAAGTCATTATCCAGCATCTCCTATTACGTAAAACAAAACAGCCAGCTTACCAACAGCAAAGGGTACAATCTCTTGTTTAAAGATATAGAAAACTCCTTCTTAGAACGTTGCAAATAAGTCTCTTTCTTTTTCATTCTTATTGTTTATTTAGTGTTAGCTGCCGTCCTATAAACTATGTAGGACGGCAGTTTTTTTTGTGCAGAAAATTTTCCTCACATTATTCTTTGCCCTATTTGTTTATTGGTTGCAGTTTTTTATAGTGCAGAAAATTTTCCTCACAATTATTCCTCACCCTCTTTTGGCTGCTCCTGCTCAAAGCGTTCTTTCAGCTGCATACTATCAGCCTCCTTGCGTACGAGGTACTCAATAAGGTTCGCTTGCGACATTCCTTTTTTATCAGCTAATTCTTTCATTAAGGTCATAAATGCTTCTGAGGCTCTAATCTGAAAAACTTTGTCTTTTATACGTGCCATTATATTCCGTTTATAATTATGGTGCAAATATAAAAAGTAATACCATATAAAATAACCAATGTAATTGCATTTAACAAAACTTTAACATTAAAAACTTGCATACAATTACAAATGTAATTACCTTTGCACCGTCAAAATGATAGAACAAGTAATAACATTAAATACATTAATAGTATGAAAGCATTAAACAAACAACAAGAGCCTCAAATATTTTTTGAATGGTGTTATAACAATTACGAAGTACGCACTAAGTTAGAACTCAAAGGGCGTGGTATAAAAAAATCAGAATATACTAAAGGCGTTTATTTTGTAACCCCTAAAGCACTTGAAAAACTTGAAGCAAAATACACTTGCGCACGTTATGATGTACATTCATTAAACAACTAATAAAAACAGACCTAAGCAAGTCTTTAAACTGCTTTTAAACTCAATTTAATAACATTTTAAATCAAATTACTATGTACACTTATATACCGACAACTGAAAAGGCTAAAACTATCAGACAAGAATTAAAACAATTAGGCTACAACAATAAAAAGGTATCTGTAAGGTGCGATGGTGGTAGCATTAACGTAACACTTAAATTTGTACCTAATACAGAACAAGTGAAAGAGGTGAAAAAAGTTGCTGAAAAGTTTGAAAAAATACACTATGATGAAGCAACTGGTGAAATACTAAGCGGCGGTAATACTTTTGTATTTGTAGAATACCCTCGAAACGAAGAAGAACTAAAAAGACAATCACGCTACCTTTACTAATCACAACGCCCTGAGCAAGGCGCAAAAAGGCTCAAAATCTTAGTAATAACCTTTAAAATAAATATAAATATGTTGTCATCAGAACAAATAATCGCCTATCAATCAGAGATTGAAAAATTAACCTTATCAGACAAACAATGGCAAAAAATCAGTCAAACAAGCAAAGCTCTTGACTATGGTTTAACATTTACCGAATTAATGAGATATATGTTAGAACACGAAAAAGCAATCATAAAAAACAATTTTCAAAAAGCACTATTTATTGAATGCCTTTTTGAAAATATTAACTACCACAGAGAGCTTGATTGCTTAAGAAAATGCGATTACGAAGGCGTTGCTAAAACATATCTCAATAACTAACATTTTCACCCGCCCTTGAACCTTTCAGAGGTCACCCAGTTCGCTGCTGGCAAGGGTTCAAATTTTAACCTTTAAACACACTATCAAAATGAAAAATACCGACAAAAAGAACGTTTTTACCCTCGCTTGGCAGTTTGCACGCCAAACAGGGCTATCATTTAGCGAATGCCTCAAAAAAGCGTGGGCAAATATCAAACTCAAAAGCAAAATGAGCACCCAGATAGTGCGCTTTTACTTTCAGAAAGTAGACGGCTCAACCCGTGAAGCGTGGGGTACATTACGCCCCGATTTACTACCCCCCACTCAGCAAAGCCGCAAAAGCAATGACACCGTACAAGTATATTTCGATACCGAATGCCACGAATATCGCTGTTTTAAGAAATTCAACCTTGTGAGTATCGCATAAAATTACTATATTTGCACCACACAAAAAATGTCAAAAAATTGTCAAACTATCAGCATACACCACCCCTGCAAATACCTTATCTTTGCACAAAAGATTTGCAAGGCGGGTAGTATCATAAAAAAGAATAACAACCATTAAAATATCAATCAATATGGCAAAAAAAATACAGTACACCCCCGAAATGAAAAAAGTAATTGACGAGTTAGGGCTTAAAGACGAAAATATAATGTACATTAACATTATTCGTGAACCGCTCGAACGTATCCTAAGTGGTGAAAAAACAGTTGAGTTTAGAGACCTTTCAGACTTTTGGCTCAAAAAAGTTGCCAACTTCAATAGCAAAGGCGAGTATGTAAGCGATAAACCTATCACACACATACTATTTCAAAACGGTATGGACAAACCTCCTCACGCCAAACGAGCCCTTGTTGAAATGAAGTACAACATTGACAAAGAAGAAAAGATTGAGAACCCCGACAGCCCTAAAACTCAATACATACTCAAAGAAGCCGAAAAAGAAGGCTTCGCCCCTGATGATACTTATTTAGCCATAGTACTCGGCAAAGTAGTTTTCAGAGAAAATATATAACTTTTTTCATCTCAATACCATAAGCACTGCAAGTCTTTTTACTGTCTTGCAGTGCTTTTTTATTTAGTAACCCATAAAATAATTATATTATGCCAAGAGGTAACATTGTACAACGAAGTGCCGTTTCAGCAGCTATCAAAGCTGAAAATAAAGCCATTGCCAATCGCCCTGCTAATTGGACGGCAAGAGAAGCACAGCGAGCCCACAGACGAGGCAACGCCAAAGCATTAGGGCGTGCAGGTCGTTCAAAAGTTTAATTCATTCGCTTATGTACTACGCCTTGCAGTCCATAAAAGAGCTCGCTACACATACTAACGAGGTGATACTATTCCACTCCGCTACTGGTAAAGATAGCATCGCCTTGTTAGACTTGTGTTACCCACATTTTGCACACATCACCTGCGTATATATGTATATGGTCAAAGACCTCGAACATATCAATAAATACATTCTATACGCAAAGCACAAGTACCCAAACATCACATTCCTGCAAGTACCACATTATGCCCTTTCTCAATATCGCCGTGACGGCGTACTCGGTTGCCGCAAAGACCCTACCCAGCGGGTATATCAGCTTTCCAACATTACCGAAATGGTCAAAAAGAATACAGGCATACAATGGGCAATATTTGGCTTTAAGCAGTCTGATAGCCTCAATCGCCGCCTTATGCTCCGCACCTATCGTGATGAAATGTTTGCCGACAGCACCCACAACCTATATCCACTATCAAAGTACAAGAATGCCGATGTAGAAAAGTATATCAAAATCAAAAAACTCATACCACCCATAAAATATGGTGAAGGGCAAAGTCAAGGTACAAGCGTAGGTAATCTACCTTTCCTACTCTACTGCAAACGCTTTCACCCTGCCGACTATCAGAAAGTAATAAAAGAGTTCCCACAAGCCGAACGAATAGTATTTGAATACGAAACCTATAACCTATAAACAATGAAAGTTAAACAAGCACAATCAATCACCATACAAAGAAGCCAAATCAATTTCGCTTCCTACAATCCCCGCCGCTTATCCGACACCGCAAAAAAGAAACTCAAAGCCAACCTTAAACGCATAGGGCTTGCAGGAGGAATTGTTTGGAACGAAACCACTGGCAACCTCGTATCAGGACACCAACGACTTTCTATTATAGACGAAATAGAAAAGTACAATCCCAATACCCACGAAAACGATTACCCTATACGTGTGGAAGTTCTACAACTATCAGACAAAGAGGAAAAAGAGCAAAACATATTCTTTAACTCTACCACCGCACAAGGTGAATTTGATAACGATTTATTAGCTGCACTAATCCCCGAAATAGACTATGACCTCGCAGGACTTGATGAAGCTGATATAAACGTACTCATTGCCGATGTACCAGTATTTGATATAGCCGACTATAACCAAGCAGTAAAAGACGACTTCCGCAACCTCGAACAAATCACCGATGAAGAACGCCTCGCACGAAAAGAAGCCGTAAAACAAGCTAAACAAGAAACCAAAGACAGATTAGCACAAGAAGTAGCAGGAGACCCATATATCACCCTTTCATTCTATGACTATGAAAGTAAGCTCTATTTTATGGAAGTACTCAAAAACAAAATAGAAGAAGCGAAAATAATCTATTCTGTACACCCCGATGATAAGTATATCAAAGGCGAAATCGTTCAACAAATCATAGAAAATAGTTAGGAATATAACAATATTAACAATATGAAAAAAAAAGTAGGTAGAAAGCAAGAAATAACCGATGAAATGATAAAAAAAGCACTCATCGAAACATCAGGGCAACCCGTAAAAGCCGCTGAAATGTTAGGAGCCGACTATTCCTACATTTACAGAAGGATACGACAAAACCCTGAATTATATGAAATACAAAAAGCCTATCGTTCCCGTACCTTTCAAACAGTAGCCAATATGAGTGTCAATGCCCTTATATACGGCGTAATGCAAGAGCCCGAAACCGATGAAGAAGGCAATATCATTGACGGCAAATTCAAAAAGGTAAAAGTGCCAATGGCTAACCGCTTATCACTTATTCCTACCATTATGCAAACCTTCAAAACCGATGACGGCATCCGTGAAGAAGTCGCCGTACAAGGCAGCATCGACATCGCTCAGTGGCTCAAAAGCAATAGCAACAACAATGATTAAAACACAGCCCGTATATAACCCCCTATATCTGAATAAAGATAAGTTCATCACTATCCTTTCAGGAGGTCGAGGCAGCGGCAAGTCCTACAACGCCTCCACCTTCCTCGAACGCCTATCTTTTGAGGGCGGGCATAAGATACTATTTAGCCGTTACACTATGGTATCAGCCCATAGTTCTATCATTCCCGAGTTTGAAGAAAAGATACAAGCCGAAGGTACTGGGGCGTATTTCAGTATCACCAAAACAGCTATCAAAAACACCTTTTCAGGCTCTGAAATCCTCTTTAAGGGTATCAAAACCAGTTCAGGAAACCAAACGGCTAACCTTAAATCATTGCACGGTATTACCACATTCGTAGGCGATGAAATGGAAGAATGGCTATCAGAAGAGGACTATGAGAAACTAATACTTTCAATCCGTCAGAAAGGCAAGCAATTACGGGTTATCCTAATTCTGAATCCCTCCAATGCCGAGCATTTCATTTATAAGAAGTACATTGAAAAAACGCACAAGGTGGTAAAGATTGACGGCGTTGAGGTGCAAATATCCACCCACCCCGATGTATTGCATATCCACACCACCTACTTTGATAATGCAGAAAACCTAAATGAGCAGTTTTTTAAGCAGATAGACGAAATCAAAGCCCAAAGCCTCGCACAAGCTACCGATGAGCAAGGCAAATTCAGTCAGTCCTTATTCAACAAAACCAAATACGCTCAAAAAATCATAGGTCGCTGGGCTGATGTATCGGAAGGGGTTATATTCACCGATTGGGAAGAGGGTGAGTTTGATACCTCATTACCTTATGGCTACGGACAAGATTACGGCTTTTCTATTGACCCTGATACCCTCATCAAAGTAGCAGTGGATAATCGCAGAAAAATCATCTATATAGACGAAAAATACTATAACAACAAGCAATTATCCTCTGACGGACTTTACCAGCTCAACAGCACCCTAATAGACCACCCTGACGACCTTATCGTAGCCGATAGTGCCGAACCTCGTCTGATTGCAGACCTAAGAGATAAAGGGCTGAATATAGAGCCTTGCGAAAAAGGAGCAGGCAGCGTATCAGCAGGCATAACCACTATGCTCAATTACAAGTTAGTGGTAACGCCTCGCAGTTTCAATGTAAAGAAAGAGCTGAAAAATTACGCTTGGAACGATAAAAAAGCAGGTATCCCCATAGATAACTACAACCACGCCATAGATGCCATTCGTTATATCACTATGAAGCTGCTAAGCGGTACGAATAACAACTTATATCAACTCGCCTCAATGATTTAGCGGAGAGCCTCCGCAGGAAACTCAAAATTAAAAATTTAGATACAATGACACAAGAAGATTTTAAACAAGGCATTACCACCATAGACATCGCCCCCTACCAACGGCAATATGAGGTAAAAAAGCACGATATACTTACCAACAAGCACCGCTATCCCGACCCTGAAATAATGATACCACTTACTGACGAAGTGGGTAATCCTCTTTTAGATAGTCAGAACAAACCACGATTTGAAAAGCGTACTCGTTCCCTCAATCGCATAGGCTTGCCCTATCAAAAGCGCATTGTCGAAATTGCCACGATGTTCCAAACCGCTATCCCTTACAAGTACATCGCTGAGGATAGCCCTCTATTTACTGCCTTTCAGTCAGTTATCAAGGCAAATAAAATGAACTTTTCAGACAGCAAAATATGTACAGAGGTGAAGCGTTACACCCAAGTAGCCGAGTTGTGGTATACCGAAGAAGAGCAGAACGAACAATACGGTGTGCCTTCTCAATTCCTATTGCGACACAAAATTCTATCCCCCGAAAAATACACCCTATACCCACGCTTTGACGATAATAACAACCTGATATCCTTTGCCGTAGAAAGCACTACCAAAGAAGGCAAAACTGTATTCCAAGCCTTCACCGCTCAATTTATATACACCTTCATTACCGAAAATGGGGTTACCACTACCGAAATGAAAGAAAATATCATCGGCAAAATACCTGTTGTGCTATACCAGCAAGACAAGCCTGAATGGGATAGTGTACAACATCTTATTGAGATAGCCGAAGAACAACGCACCTACTTTTCTGAAAGCAACAAGAAATTTGGCGAACCTATCCTAATGATTGCAGGGCGTGTAGAAGGCAAAACTGCCACCAATAACACCGGCGGCAAAGTCTTCGAGGTCAAAGACGGGGGCAATGTCCAATTCGTAGTCCCACCCAATGCCAATGAGAATTTCGACCGCGAAATGACAATGAACCGCCGTGATATTCACGAGTTTACCCACACCCCCGACCTTTCCGATGAGTTCTACGCCGGCAAAGGCAATATGCTCTCAGGCGTAGGGCGCAAACTCGCTTGGCTGCCCGCACACCTCAAAGTAAAAGACAACGAGGCTATATTCATACCAGCCCTACAAAGGCGTATCAATATCATTTTAGCCTTCCTTTCAAAAATGTATTTACCCTTTGAAAAAGAACTAAAAGATATAGACATCACCCCCATTATCACCCCCTTCGATATTGATGATGATACCGAAATGATACGTACCCTTACAGAAGCCAATGGTGGCAAGCCCCTTATATCACAGCGTGAAGCAATGCAGCGCTTCGGCATTACCGACCCCGAAGCCCAATTACAGCAAATCAAAGACGAGGAAAACAGCAACCTCAATGAAGCCGCTATCTAATGAACTACGATGACGAACATAGAAATCACCTAATGGCATACCTACAACAAGTAGAACGATTGTTTTACCAGCTTGTAGGTACAGCCGTATTTATAGCCCTCAAAACCGACTACAAAGAACTCATCGCAAGTACCCTATTCGCCTTTGCTGCCACCAAGAAAGGAAAAGCCTTTGAAAAGGAATTAGCTAATTTCAGTAACCAATTAGACCAAATCATCAAAGACGGCATCACCCAAGAATGGGCATTTGCCAATAGCAAGCACGATACCCTCATTGCACACACCCGTCCCAGCCTTGCCCGTGCGGCTCGCACTAAGAACCTTGAAGCCCTCGAAGCCTTCAAAGTACGAAAGATTAAAGATTTCACAGTCTCAGATAGGGTATGGGACATCGCCAAAAAAGCACAAAGTGAAATAGAACTCGCTCTATCTGTATCCTTGGAGGAGGGTAAAAGTGCCGCACAGCTAAGTCGTGAAATACGCAATCTATTGAACAACCCTACCGCCCTATTCCGAAGGGTCAGAGACCAATATGGCAACCTTGTACTAAGTAAGAACGCCCAAAACTATCATCCCGGACAAGGAGTGTACCGAAGTGCCTACAAAAACGCCTTGCGCCTTACCAGCAACGAAATCAATGTAGCCTATAAGTCCGCCGATTGGTTGCGCATACAGCAAAACCCCGATATTGTAGGCTTCGAGGTACGCCTATCACCACAGCACAAAGTCTATGATATGTGCGATGAGCTGAAAGGCAAATACCCCAAAACCTTCCATTTTCACGGCTGGCACGTAGGCTGCAAGTGCCATATCATCACCCTGCTAAAAACCGATGAAGAACTTATCAAAGAACTCAAAGCCGATGAAACCCTACCCCCTGAAAGTTCTTCTAATTACGTAGGTGATGTACCCAACAACTACAAGCAATGGGTAACCGATAACAAAGACCGCTTCAAGAATTGGAAAACAAAGCCGTATTTTATTGAGGCTAATAAAACATCAACAGATAATACAAATAAGATACAAGAAAGACTAAAAGACTTTCAGCAGCTTTCAAAAAATCCAAACTATACAGATGTGAAATTTAATAAAGAAACAGGAGGTCTTAAAGCCTCACACCGATTACATAGTTTTGACCCTAACAAAGGACACTATGAAAAAGAAGCAAGAGACATTTTATTTAACAACGGACATAAGATTATTTTAGAAAAAGAACTTCCTGATAAAGGAGAAAAAGTTATTGACGGAATAAAGCATATTGATGGTTATCTTAACAATTCTCCTTGTGATATAAGTACTATATTAGGAAACGGAAAGAATACTATAAAAAAAGCATTACAACATTCAGAAATTAAAGAAGCTAAAACAGCTATATTATATTTTCCAAACGAAAACTCATATAGCAAAGAAAGAATGTCCAAAGGATTAGAAATGTTTAAAGCATATAGTAACCATATTTTTGAAAATATAGTAATTATAGCCGATAATGAAGTGATTTTATATAAGTAAAAGGTTAGCTCAACCATAGCTAACCTTTTATTTAGAGCACGCCCTTCTATTTCAAAGTTCCACAGTGGGCGGGTTATAATAAGGTTGTCCCTACCCTCTGACTCTCTATTTCAATGCAAAGATACAACAATATTTCTAAATAACAACAAAAATATGAAAATAAATAACATCAACATACAAACCACCTACCACACCCACCTTTTAGACACCAATTACAAGGACCTTCTTTGCTACCCCTCGCTTAAAAAACTACCCTCAAACGAATGGGCAGAGTACTATGGCAAAGAGTACGACACTACCACCCCCGTACTCGATACCCAGCAATACACCCTCACCTTCATCAGCAAGGCAACCCATTACGCCCCCTTCATAACCTTTCTAACGGCTCAAACCTATAACGATTTTCATTTTGAAGAGTTAGGCAAAACCTTTCGTTTGCGCTTTGTGTCCGCTCAAAAAGCCAAAACCGAACAAGGCTACATCACTACCGATATTACCCTTGCCAACGACACCCCCCTACAAGGCTACACCTACACCGTCCCCAATGCTTCGCTACCCCTTTCAGGCTTCACCATAGACGGTACAGACCTGTCCAAATATGGCATTTATATACTCGAAGAAACCCAAAACACCCTCCTGCCCACCTACGAGGTAAAAGAGCACCTCACCATAGCCAGCAATACCTTGTCAGGCGTACAATACGCCCAGCACGCCAATACTTTCAAAGAGCGTACCCTTACCCTGCATTGCTATATCAGTCAGCCCCTCACCTCCTTTTGGCAACTCTACGAGGCACTGCTATACCAACTCACCAAGCAAGGCGAACGAACCATTAACATCCCCCCCTCTTTTGGAGGGGTAGGGGGAGGACTTAAAGCTATCTACCAAAAAGCAAGCGTAAAGAATTCGCTGCTTGTCGGCAATACCCTCAAAGTAGAATTTACCCTCACCCTCACCCTTGTGTAAAAATGTCAAATAATTGTCAAACCTCCTTGCCTATATCCTATCAATACTAACGTACCTTTGCCCCAAAACAAAAACGCCTGTGCGGCTCGCACCTAACAACTATTATGCAAATCAAATTCAACAGCACCCATATAGAAGTCCTTCCCACCGATGAGAGCTACCGATACCGCTCCATTATGGGCGAACACACCCTTACCCTATACTTTTCATTACCCACTTATACCGAAATCCCCACAGGGGCGTGGTGCGAGTTTCAGGGCGAACGCTACACACTCAACCAGCCCGCTAAAATCGTAAAACATAACACTCACCACTTCGAGTACACCCTCACTATGGACAGCGAGGGCGCAAATCTACGTAATTACAAGTTCCGTAACCCCAACGATAAGACCCTCAAATTCCCCTTCACAGCCTCACCACGCTATCACGTGCAAATCCTTGTCGATTGCCTCAATATGATAGATAGCGGCTGGACGCTCGGAACTACTATCGAAGCCCCCGAAAAACTCATCTCCTACAACCATAACAACTGCCTCGAAGCCTTAGATATGATAGCCAAAGCCTTTGAAACCGAATACGAAATCATAGGCAAAACCATACACCTTCACAAGGTAGAATACTTCAAAAACAACCCATTACCCCTCCAATACGGCAAGGGCAAAGGCTTCAAAACAGGGGTAAGTCGTACCACTGAACAAAGCCGTATCACTCGCCTCTACGTACAAGGGGGCGACCGTAATATCGACCGCTCCAAGTACGGCAATAAAGAACTATTACTACCCAAATCACAAGAGTACGTATATGATGGGGTAACCTTCGTTTCAGACGACAAAGGTTTGTCCATCTCTATCAAGAACACCCAAAATCACCCCTCCTTTGGAGGGGCAGGGGGAGGAATTAACGAACAAAGCCTCGACCTTTCCCATATATACCCCAGTCGCAAAGGCACTATATCCGCCGTGTTTGAAGTCGATAAAGCCAAACACTTCTACGACTTCACCGATACCACCATACCCCAAGCCCTCAACTTTTGGAATATGCGCATCAATGGCGAAAAGATGCTCATCTATTTTGAAAGCGGTATGCTCTCAGGGCGTGAGTTTGAGGTACAGAAATACGACCACACTCAAAAACGATTTCAGCTTGTCCCCAAAGAAGAAGACGGCACAACAATGCCCAACGATATATTCAAACCAGCCGTAGGCGACCAGTATTCCGTCTATAATATGCAAATGCCTAATGCCTATATTTGCGACAACGCCACCAAGTCAGGCGCAAGCTGGGAAATGATGAAAGAAGCCTGCAAATACCTATACGAAAACCGCGCCGACCACTTCACCTTCACCGGCGATTTAGACGGCATATGGGCAAAAAAACATTGGGTAAATGTAGGCGGTCGCCTCAAAATGGGCGCATATATCCACTTCTCCGATACCGAGTTTCAGCGCACCCCCGTAGCCATTCGCATCGTGGGGCTAAAAGAGTATGTCAATAACCCATACAGCCCACAAATAGAGCTATCCAACAAGGTACAAGGGCAGTCCTTCGCCACCGAAATACGCAAACTCCAAAACCAAGAAGTATATTTCGGCGAACTCAACAAGCGTACCCTGTCCGAAACCAAACGCAGCTGGCGCAACGCCTTAGAGACCATTAAGCAGGTAGAAGAAGCCTTTCCTGAATACACCAAGAGCATCATTCCTGTCACCGTACAGACGATGATGACCTTAGTAGGCAATAAGTCAGGACAATTTGTCTTTGTCAGCAGCAAGACCCACCCTATCACCGTGCCCCACAGCCTCTATTTCGATAAAGCGACAAAGCAACTCAATGCCGGCAGCGGTTGGATAAAGCACTACGCATTAGGTACAACCGATATTAAGCCCAATTATTCAGCAGCGGACTATAAATATTGGTACGCACCAGCCTTTGTATCAGGCAGGTTAGACGATAAGGCAAAAACCTACTACCTATACATAAAAGCGAGCAAAGTCGTAGAAACCGCCCAATTCGTCCTATCCGAAACCAAGATAGATATAGAGCAAGAAGCAGGCTATTACCATTTTCTATATGCCACCGTCAATTCCGAGTACAACGGCGAGCGAGGTATAGCCCAGCTCAACGGCTTTACCGAAATCACCGGCGGACAAATCAAAACCGATAAAATAACATCAGGCAACGGCGAGCAGTTTATCCAACTCTTAGATAAAGAAATCATCATCAAAGCCAACCTCCAAATCACAGACGGCAACAAAACCGAAATAAAGCAACTTGTTAATCCCGATTTGCTATCATTAGAGAGTAGATTGAAGCAATACAGCAATCAGCAGGTACAAGGAGAGCAGCAAGCGCGCACGCAAGCCATTGCCACTGCCAAAACCGCTACCGAAGCCTACGCACGCACCCAATCCGAACTCACCAAATCCCAAGCCATAGCCGAAGCGAATAAGCAAGCAGGCATAGCCATAACAGCCGAACAACAAGCCCGTATCTTACAACTCCAACAAAACCTACAACAAGCAAAAACCTTTGCCCAACAAAAAGTGAATGAGTTGCAAGTAGGGGGACGTAACTTATTAAGAGAAACAGCTAATTTTGTACTTAAAAATGAAAAATACTATTTACAGGCTAATTATGCAGGTAATGCAGGAATAGTTTCTGAAACATTTAGGGGAAATAAAGTATATAAACTTATTTACAATTGGCAAGGATTTCAATGTAGGACAGCATTTGAAAACAGACCAATGATTATATCATTTTGGGCAAAAACGAATGTAACAGATATAGTAATGGTTTGTATAACAGATAGACAAGTTATTTATCCAGACGGTAAAGATATTATTCCTGATAATGAATGGCATAGATACACAATTAAAAAGAATAGTGCTATAGTTACTAATGTTGGTGGAGGCAATGGTTTTGTTGAGTTTAATAGAAAAGCAGGAGGACACATTCAAGGGCTTTTAGTATCGTCATTTAAAATAGAATATGGTAATACAGCTACCGACTGGTCGCCCGCTCCTGAAGACATTGAAAACAAAGTTGCAGACATTCAAACAGACTTACAAAACGCTATCAACAACGCCAATGCACTCATTGTAGCCGAAAAAAGAAATATTGAAAACTCAAACACACGTATCCAAAACCTTGAAAACAAAACACAAATATTCAGCGATACACAAATAGACGGTAATGTGGTAGCTACGGGTACGCTTATAGTAGGAAATACACAAGGTACAAAGGCAGGTATTACTGGTACGGGAATGACTAATGATAGCATACGCATTTGGGCAGGAGAACCCGATAAAACAAAACCTATAGAAACCCCCAAAGAAGCTGAAGATAGACGCCGTCAGTCTGCTTTTTTAGTACTCCAAGACGGCACCCTTTTCACCTCTAAAATCAATGCAAAAGGAGGTGAAATAAGCGGCGATTTAGTTCTTAAAGGGGGGCTATATTCAGAACGATGGGACAAAAGAAATAATATAGTAAAAAATGGTACTTGCTTCAGTGGTTCAGGAATTGTATATCGTGATGACCCTAAATATATAATGGCAAGATTTGGTTCTATTGCAGGAAATATATTCAATGCAGACTCATCACTATTTAATATAGAAAGAAAAGCAACTAATCCTGCACAATATGATTTTGATAATTTTACAGGACAAGTAATATCAGTACCTCCTCACGCTGATGATGAAATAGACACTTTTGGTAGTTATAGAAATAATCGTGCTCAAAAAATATATGGTGATACTATTAGCTTAGGAGCTAACACTAAATTTGAATGGGTATATACAGGAGCTGCCTTTTCTGATATTATAGAATCTTATTTAGGCATTACAAACACTTTCATATTTACAGAAGCAGATAGAATAATAGTAAGATTACCAAGTGCCGACCGTATCAATGCTATTCTAAACAATTTGTTTATGAAAAATGTAGAACGACAAAAGCTAAAATTATCATTTGAAATCACTATAGTAATGGCTTATTCTGTAGGGGGATTTATAGATTTACAAGGTACACACGGAGGATTCTTGTTAGACAATGACGGCAATCGTGTAGGAGGAGGAAATGGGACTATACGTTTAGCAAAATGCGACACTATAAAGGTAAGATTTTACAAATCCGACTACTATATAATGGCACTATCACGATAATAATTCAAAACTCAAAAACAATTCAATATTATGCAAATCATTCAACAAACAACCCGTACTACAGCACAAGAAACCGTGCAAGGTGTTACTATCACCTACTTCTACGAAAACGAAAAAGACACTACCCCCACAGCAGTCGCTTTTTCAGCAACTCGTACCAGCGATAGCAACCAATACGCAACCCCCATTCAGGGTACAGCAACCGCTCAAGGCTTCAATATCCAAAACGACAATTTCCAACCCTCAGATATTGAGCTATACAAGCACATTCACGAGATTTGCGCTGCTATTATCAATGGTCAAACCACTAATGATAAAAGCATATCAGAATAGTAAATCGCTAACTAATCACCAATCAAAAAAGGCTATCAGCACCACGCTAATAGCCTTTTTCTTTCACTTTCTTAAAACCGAAATACCTTATACTGCCAGCCTATCCACACCACCACTAAAACCACCACTATCCACCACCATTTTATTATTCCTTTCACTTCTTTTGTCTTATAAGCCATCGTTATAGCTTCGTTTATCCTTCGCTCTTCCTTAGAGCTTTGTATAACCGTATTAGTAAGGGTTGCCTTCGCCTCTATTAGGCTATTAGAAAGGCTGCTTTTAGTCGTAATCTTCACCTTTCCACCACTTACCCTTATAGTTTCATTATCCCCATTGCGAATGCGGTAATACACCAACTCCTTACTATTCCCCACGCTATCCCTATCACTTTCAAGGGTTACCTCATATTCTTGCAAGGCGTGCGTATCAAGCTGCAAGGTTTGCGCATTGTGCTGAAAAAGAGCCATACTATCCTTGTACTTTATAAAACGCTCCTTTTGCACCCGCTTTTGCTCCTCAATTGTTGTTTTGCGAGTTCTACACCCTATGAGTGCAAGAAAAGCCAATAGCAGCGCAATTATGAATTTTGAATTATGAATTTTGAATGTTCTCATATACTATTTCTTTCTATGGTTCGTATTACCGCTTTTAGCTGCTCGGCATAATCAGGAGCCGTAGCATACCCAGCCTTAGCCACCTCCTCAGCAAACTTGTAAGGGTCGGTTTTTACTTCTAAGGCTTTGGCGTATCGTTTGTTCTGGAAAAAGAAATGAGCGTGGTGGGTAAAGCTTCCTTCGGGTGTGTCGTACTTCCTAAACCAGTCTTTGACTTCATACTTGTATTTACCACTCGACAACATCTTCACCGATATAACCAACGGAAACAAGTGCTTTAAATTAGGGCTACTTAATATCTCTGTTGTAGTTAGTAACTGTTTCTTTTCAGGTGGCGTATACTTACCCGCTTTTATGCCAAAAAACATATTCCCTGGCACACTCTTAGCCCAGCCCGTTTCCAACGCCGCTTGCGCCAAAATAAAGAGGTGCGAAATCCCCGTTTTGCGCTCCGTTTCCAGCGCAAAAGGCTTGTATTGCTTTATAAATTCTTTCGGTGTCATTGTTGTTCGTCTGTTTTATTGTTATTTAATTCGTTAGGAGTAATACCATTGCTTACTTTTTCATAAAATTCTCTCAGCTTCCCACTCTTTTCATAGTTATAGAGCGCTTTCATAAAGAACTCAGGAGGAAATTTGCCGTTTGAAAGAACAAAAAGATTCTTCACTATATCTTTCACTGGGTATAATAACGAAATCATCTGTATTGTAATCTCAAACGCTCTACCTACATCTGTTCTGCTCAAAGGTATATTTAATATTGATAGAGAAATAAAGGCTATTGCAACAAGTAACATCTTAGTAATTGTCCCTTTAAAAAGGTCTACAAAATCAAAATCTCCCTTCTTAAAGTGATACCAAGCACCAGCTAACATATCGAGGAGTAATACCATTCCTATACTTGCGTAAAATATAGCATTTTGTTCTCTATCTGTCGAAAAATAGGCATACAACAATAGCAATGGCACGCTCTTGAAGAAAGCAATAAAGAAGTAATACACCCTATCTCTTAGATGTATCCTCTCATCAAAGTAGAAAAGCAATACCAAAGGCGTTGCCCATATAGCTATCTTTATTTTGGCTTTCAGCAGCCACTTTATAAACTTATCCATTAGCATTCCTGTTTATACGTTTCACAATAGGGTAAGGCGTAAGGCTCGCCACAATATCCCACCAATCAATAAAGGTGTTTTTTACGTACTTATCGTACAACTCCTTTCCAAGCCCTACAAGAAGCACCACACCAACGGCAATACCAAAGGCTGCCCATAAAGAATAACACAGCCAAGCCATTACGAAGGATACGACAAAAAGAATATTACCACACATAGAGTGCAGCAATTTGTCATTTCCTTTAAGGTTTCTGATAAAAATCTTTTCCATTTACAATAAAATTAAAGGTTTACAACGCAAAATTACCACATTATGCCCCCCCTTTTACGCCCCCCCTCAAAATGTCAAAAAATTGTCAAACCACCCTTACATTACTTAACATTTTACCCCCTACTTTTGCAAAAACAAATATTGTACATCTATGTTCTTAGAAAAATTATTACAAGCACTCAAAACCAAGTATGCGCACTTGGGGTTGGACGAAGCTATTTTAAAAGCAATCGCTACCCGATTGGCGAATGCGGTTAAAGAAGAAAGCGAAATTGAAAACGCCGTTAAAGGAGTTGAGGAAGAAGTTAAGCTATTGCAATCAGTAGCCGATAAAGGGCGTACCAGCCTTACAAAGGCAGAGGAGGCTCGCAAAAAATTAGAAAAAGAACTTGAAGAAGAAAGGGCTAAATCTAATCCAAAGCCTCAAAACCCACCTACTCCCTCCACAGAGCCTAAACCTGATGAAATGCCAGAGTGGGCAAAAAGCCTCGTGGAAGCTGTAAAAAAACAAAATGAAACTATTGCAGCATTTCAAGCTGAAAAGCAACAAGAAAGTGCTAAGGAACGTTTTCTTAATCAACTCAAAACGCAGGGGGTTTCAGAAACATTCTACAAACACCACTTAGGGCGTACTTTCAAAGACGATACCGAAATGGAGACTTTTGTAAATGAACTTAAAGCCGATGAACAAGCGTTTTTGCAAGCGCAAACCAATACGCAACTATCATCGCTATCAGGTTCGGTATTAGGAGCAGGAAAAGACAACAATGGCGTTTCTGCCGATGTACAAGCGTATATTAACGAAACTTTCAAAAAACAGTAAACACTTATGAAACAAGTCCAAATTTCAGACGAAGCAGGTCGCCAAATAGTCGTGTTTGACCAGTTGGATGTTACCTATCCTGGTGGGGTGTATATAGACCCTACTACTGCTAAGGAACGCTTTACCGATGGAGTTATCCCCGCAGGCACGCTCGTAATGCCCGACACTAATGGTACATTCAAGGTTGTAAAAGAAGACCTTTCACAAGCTAATACCGCAGGAGCATTGGGGCTTACCGCTCACGATGTAGTCATTGACGATATGCCACTTGTAGCAGTCGTTATGGCAGGAACAGCACGCAAAGACGCGCTACCCGACAAAGAAAAAGCAGGCGTGGCATTCCTACGCACCGCTTTGCCTCGTATCTCATTCATTTAATAACCTAAAAAATTAAAAGCAGATGAATATCAACGCAAACAACATTATTACCGAGTTTTCTCAGGCTAATATGAATGCTATTATTCAAGCCTACCCATTAGGAGATTTGCGCTACCGCGAATATTTTCCTTTGGTGTACAATCCTTTTCTTACTTATTCTAATATTGAAGGGGCTGACGGGGCTAAAATAATGGCGGACATCGTGGCTATTGGCTCAAAAGCACCACGCAAAGGGCGTGATTTTGTGGAAAACATCAAGGGGGAAATCCCAAAGGTGGAAATCGCCCGTGATTTGAACGAAAAAGACCTCCTAACCATTCAGCAACTCCGTTATGCGGTAAATGCTAACCCTACTAATGCGGGTATTAAAAACCAGCTTATTGAAAAGATATACGAAGACCCTCGTTTTTGTATTGACGGTATCAATGCTCGTATGGAGTGGATGGCTAAACAACTTGTATCTACTGGTAAATACAAAACTACCGCTACCAATAATGGTGGAGTGGTGAATGTATCGGTAGACTTCAAAGTAAAAACACAAAACGCACTCAAGAAATGGGCAGATGCTGATGCTAACCCTATAGAGGAAATCGAAAAATACCAAGAGGAAGCTAAAGGCAAAGGGTATAGCTATACCACTATCACTATGAGCCGTGCCACTCTCAATCAGGTATTGAAGAACAAAAACACACGTGCTTTTGTGTTAGGTGTTCCTATCAACGCTACTACCATTTTGCCTGATGTGCGTTTGGAACAACTCAACGCCGAACTTGCTGAACGTGGATTGCCTATTATCAAAGTATGGGAGTCTTTTATCAGCTTTGAAGGCAAAAATGGAGAAGTAATAGTGGCTAATGGTTGGGAAGAGGGTAACATATTATTCTCTACTTCAGCATTGTTGGGTAGTACTCAATACACCACTACCACCGAGTTCACAATGGACTTTGCCGATGTGATGAGCAAATCTATTAAGGATAGCTTCATTTTGGTAAATACTTTTGGGCATCAAGACCCTATATTAGTATCTACCAAAGCCACAGCGTTCGCTACGCCAGTATTGAACGACTCTAAGCGCAAACTCATCATCAAAACAAAGTTCTAAGATGACCGCACAAGCGTACATAGATGAGAAACTGAAACTATGGAACGTGGAATACCCCACAACCCTACTCATTGCCGAAATGCAGCGAGTAGGATTGGGGCTTTCTGATGAGTTCAACGAGGAGAACGAACGAAAGACAAAATTGTTTTTCTACAACCTTATTCCTGAACTCTTATTGCGCCCAGTATCCTTTTCTGAAGGTGGTTTATCTTTCTCTTACGACAAATCGGCTATTACTGCCTTTTACAATTTGCTTTGTAAGCAGCTCGGTAGGGTGAATTTGTTGGAGGAAAAAGCCACTGTAAGAGATATTACCCATTTATTCTGAAATACTGCAAGGAAATGAAAATATACCCGTACCTATTGAAGGTGAAAGCATCGCAAGCCCCTACTATTGATGAAAATGGCATACCTATTTATCCAAGCGACCCTATCGAGTGGCAAGAAATAGGCGTATGTCGTGATGAGATAGCAGGAGCTGGGCAAAAGATAAGCAAAGTAGACGGACAAATATTTGAATGTACTGCTACTGTCTATGCTCCCAAAGATACACCCAAAATAGAAGCGGGTACAACCTTGCAAGTAGTAGATACAGAGGGAAATATTCGCCTTGAAAAGCAAGTAATACGATTTTCAAAAGACCTTTTTCACTGCCGTATATTCGTATGATAACACCACAATTCACCCCTGACGATATTGAGCGTATGCTTCAAGAAAAGATAGCCAAGTACGAAGAGAAAATAGTTCGTATTCTTCGTATTGTAGGTGAAAAGTGTATCAATGAAGCACGAACAAATGGCAGCTACCAAGACCAAACGGGCAACCTTCGTTCGTCTATTGGGTATATTGTCTTAAAAGACGGCAAACCCATTGAAAAAGGAGGTTTTAAACTCACAAAGTCAGGTGGTAATGGGCAAAAAGAGGGCGAAACGTTCATCAATAAGGTAATATCTCAATATCCAAGTGGTTTCGTATTGGTAGTAGTAGCAGGAATGAAGTACGCAAGCTATGTAGAAGCACGCAATTACAATGTACTTTCATCAGCTGAATTATTAGCCGAAAAAGAAGTACCAAAACTCCTAAAAGCATTATCGCAATGAAAAAAACAGCATCAGAAATAGAAGCCGACATATACAAGTACTTTAAGGATAAGATAAATCCCCTTATCAATGGGCAAACATACCGTAGTGGTGTACGCCCATTGAACTCACAAAAAGAGGATTGTGTAATATCGTTCCTTACTGGGTTAGACGGTCAATACCAAACGGGGGTGATTAACATCAATATCTTTATCCCTGCTGTCAAAAATAACGATAATCAGTATAGGAAAAACTTTGTACGTTGTGATGCTATCGAGCGTGCTTTAATGCCTATCATTGAGGAAGCAAAAACTGCCTTGCATAATTACAAGTTACAACTTCATCAGCTCATACAAACCTTTGAGGACACGGATATTAAGCAGTTTTTCATCAACGCAAAAGTAAAATTCAGATATAACACATTTAACGGGTAGCACCCGTAGGCAATTAATCATTAACATTTAATCATTGTATTATGGCATACGTAGATAATAACGCCACCGCTTGGGGCGAAATAGAATTTAAATTTGGTGCACCAGGAGCAGGAGGCGCTATGGGCACTGTCCTTAAGACATTAGGAATTGTAAAAGAAGGCAGTTACAGTATAGAAAAAGAAGATGGCAAGGAGTACAAATACACCGCTATTGGTGGAAAAGTCATTGACCAAATGAAAGGAGAGCCTACTTACAAGTTCAAATGTACTGTGAAAAACTTTAGTAAGGCACTACTTTCTGAGATTTGGGATATTGAAGAAGTAGGAGATAAACTCGTTATGAAGTCTTTTGTTTCTAAAAAGAAATTTTCAGTATCTATTATTCCTAAAGTGTCAGGAGCTGAAAAAGTAGATATATTCTACTGTTCTATGACTGGAACACTTACTTATGACGAAGAAAGTGGTTACAATATAGATATTGAAATCACTCCTATTGACGGAGGTAAGGGATATTTCTCAATCGAAAAAGTAGCGTAACCTATGGAGGAAAAAGTAGCACAAACCCTACTTGAAGAACCTACAACGGTAACCATTGGGGGCGAAGCGTACCAAGTCGCTCCGCCCTCTATTTTTACACTCGTAAGGGCTTCAAAGTACATCAGCAAAATACCCACCGACACTATTAGTGAGGGGAATATATTAGGCTCAATCATACACAATGCCGAAGAATATGAGAATATAGCGTGGGCTATATCAGTAATCTTATTAGGCAAAGATTTTACTCAAATAGTTACCTATCCTAAATGGCAGTTTTGGCGCAAAAAGAAGAATGTAACCAAAGGCGAATTGCTGGCAAAAAAACTCATTAACACCCCCATTACCGAAGTATCTGCAGCATTCTTTAATATGTTAGCACAAATGGATATACGCCCTTTTTTCGTCATTACCACTTCCCTCAAAGGAATGATGATAACCAAGCCGACGAAGGAAGTGGAGAACGAAATGACAGCATCTGGGGACTTGTAGGCTCATTCGCCAAACAGTACGGACTAACTTTTGATTACGTGCTAAAAGAAATAAGCTATGCCAATATAATGCTTTACAGTGCCGTTATCCCCTCTTATGACTATGACAAGGATACTAAAAAAGCCCCACAGAAATCAGAAACACGCACTTCCTATGCCGATTTTCTCAAAGGAATAAAACAATTCACTCAATAATGCGTGATGTACCCATAATCACGCATTATCACTATAACACCCATATAATATGCAACCACAAGACGGAGCCCTATTATTCCAAGTAAGAGCCGACCAATCACAGATACAAAAAGATGTCGAGGCTATCAAAAAGCAATTCGAGCAAATGACACGCAAAGCCGTTGAAGAGGGCAAAAAACAAGCCGATGTATGGCAAACCCTCCTCAAGGGAGCAACCGCCTATTTCACCCTGCAAGGCGCGCAATCCTTCATTAGCCAAATGATAGCCGTACGCTCCGAATTTCAGCAGCTCGAAATATCCTTTGGCACTATGCTCAAAAGCAAGGAAAAAGCCAACGAACTAATGGCAGAACTTATCGACCTTGCAGCTAAAACCCCTTTCGGACTGCAAGAAGTATCCGAAGGAGCAAAACGATTGCTCGCCTTTCAAGTACCCGCTGAGGAAGTAACCGAAACCCTTCGCCGTATGGGCGATGTCGCCGCTGGATTAGGAGTACCTATGGGGCAACTCATTCACGTATATGGGCAAGTCAAAGCACAAGGAAAGCTAATGACCAACGACCTATACCAGTTTATGAATGCCGGTATCCCTATCATAGCCGAACTAAGCAAAGTCGTAGGCAAAAGCGAAACCGAAATCAAAGATATGGTTAGCGCTGGCAAAATAGGTTTCCCTGAAATACAAGCCGTCATCAAGAATATGACCAGCGAAGGCGGCTTGTTCTTCAACCTAATGGCAGAGCAAAGCAAGTCGTTAGGCGGACAAATATCCAACCTGCAAGACAACTTCGACCAAATGCTCAACGAAATAGGCAAAGCCAGCGAAGGGCTCGTATCAGGAGCCATTAGCGGAGTAGCCTATTTAGTAGAAAACTACCAAACACTCGGCAAAATCATCGCAGGGCTCATCACCACCTACGGAGCATACAGAGCCGCCGTTATCGTCAATATCACCCTTACACGCAGCTGGGCAGTAGCCGCTCGTGCCGATGCCATCGCCAAAGGCATACAAACCACCGCTACCAATATAGCAACCACAGCCACCAAAGCCCTCAACGCTGCTATGAAAGCCAATCCCTATGTATTGGTAGCCACCGCCTTAGTCGGATTAGTGTCGTATATGGTACTGTTCAACAAAGAAGTATCCGTAGCCGAAAAAGCACAAAAAGCCTTCAACGAAGAACAAGAACGCCAAAAGAACCTACTACAAGAGGAACGCAACGAAATCGACAAACTCATCGAGGTAGTAAAAGACGAAAATGCAGCCAAAGGGCAACGCTTAAATGCCCTCAATAAGCTAAAAGATATATACCCCGATATATTCAGTAAGTACAAAACCGAAGAGGAACTCATTCGCAACATTGCTAATGCGCTAAAAGAGGTCAATAATGCACAGAAAAACAAAGACCTCCAAATGGATAAAGCCTATATCGAGCGTTTGAAAGTACAACGAAACGGATTAGAAGCAAAACTAAAAACAGCAGCCAATCCCGTAGATATAGCCAATTACAAAGAACAAATACAAGCCGTAAACATTCAGATAGACAAAGCCAGCAAGCAGCACGCTTGGCAATCTACCCTCAAACGCATTGATGATATAGCCGAACTATCAGCCGATGAGCAAGCCAAAGAGCGCAAACTGATGATTGAGGAATACAACCGTAGGCACAACGCTAAGATGGCTAAAAACCAAAACGTTTTGAAAGAAGGCGAAAAGCAGGATATACGCAAAACCACCCTATCGCCGCTTGCCACTACGGGCTATGAAAACTTTTCTGATGCCGATTTAGGGCTTATCATTAGCAAAGCCAAACAATTAGAAGAAGCAGAAAAAGAACGTAATAAAGTCATAGACACTCGTAATGGGCTTCTTGCTAAACAAAAGGAATTAGCAGAAAAAATAAGTGCTATACAATCAAAAGGAGGTCAAACGCAAAACGACAAAGACGAATTAGACAAACTACAAAAGAAAAAAAAGATTATTGATGAAAAGCTAAAAGGCGAGTACAACGAGCAAAGCAAGAAAGCCACAACAAAAGCCAAAAAAGAAACCCTTCCAGAGTTCGACACCGAAAAAGCCAACAGAGACCACCAGCGACAAATCCAAGACGACCTATTTAGGCAAGAAGAAGCCCGCATCAAGATAATGCAAGACGGGGCGGACAAACGCCTTGCTATCATACAATTAGAGTACGACAAGCAAGAAGAAGAGATAAGGAGGCGTTCGCAAGACCAGTTAGCCGCATTCATTGAGAACGAAAAGCAAAAAGCCGCAGCAGCGGGCAAATGGAAAAAAGGGCAGGACTTCGACACCAATACCGAAGCTATCAATGCCGAAAAAGCCCGCCTTGCCGAAGACGAAAAGAACCTTTTAGCCTCCAATGCCGAGTACCAACGCTTTCAGCAGGAACAAGTCTATAAAGAGCTGTTAGAAAAGTACCAAACCTACACCGACCAGCGCAAAGCCATTGAGGAGAAGTACAATGCTGATATAGCCGCCTTGCAAGCCAAATTAGGGGCAGATGCTCCACAAGTGAAGAAGGCACAAGACGAAAAGGCACGTGAGCTTAAAAAGTTGGACATACTCTACAAAAAAGAGGGTACAGCCATTGCAAAGCTATTTGAGAACCTACGCAAAAAGACCGTCAAGGAAATACGCCAAACCATTACAGATGCCGAAGCTGAGATTGATGCCTTAGCAAGCAACCTCGATATGAGCGACAATGCCAATGTAGAGTTTATTAAAAACCTCCGTCAGCAGTTAGAACAAACAAAAGACACCGCCGACCGTAGCGACACTACCTTTGGCAAGCTCGGCACAAATATTAAGAAGCTATTCCACGCCAAACCCAATACAGCCGAGTGGCAAGAAGCCTTCAATGGTATGCTATCATCAGCGCAATCTATTACAGGCGAGTTTGCCCAATTAGGACAAGAATTTGAAAAACTCGGACAAAGCTCAGGCAACGATAGCTTGAAGCGTATAGGGCAAACAATGCAAAATGTAGGTAATGTGCTCAATCGTACATTGTCTATGGCGCAAATAGGAGGGTCTGTAGGAGGAGGCTGGGGAGCGGCAATTGGAGCAGTTGTAGGGTTAGTTACATCAGGGTTTGAAAATGCAGCCAAAGCACGTATGGAGCACGAAAAGAAGTTGCAAGAAATAGCCAACTCTAAGATAAATCAGCAAAGCGAGTACAATAGGCTTTTGTACGAAGAGCGAATGCTACACAAGGAAAACACTTCTGTATTTGGTACAAAAGAAGTGGCTACCGCTCTTGGCTATTTAAAAGAATACAGCAGCCAATGGAACAGCTTACAAAAAGATATTACAAGCGGTCTTACCAAAGAAAGAAGAGACTATCTAAAGAAAAATTCTAATATTTTTGCCAATGGGTATTTAAATTTTTTAGAATTAGCATCAAAACAAAGCAAACTTGAAAATATAAGGATAGCAGACGGCAGCTATACCACTGGGGCTTTGTGGTGGAAAGAATCTAATACTGTTTGGAAAAGTGTTGTAGATGTTTATCCTGAATTGATAAAAGCCAATGGTGAATTTAATGCCGAATTAGCTAAAAGTATTGTAAATAATAGGGAATTTGGAGACAGCGGAAAACAAGCCTTACAAGATATTATTGACAGTTACGAACGAGCGCAAGAATCTCAAAAGAAGTTTGAGGATTACCTACAGAGTACCTTTGGAGAACTCGGCAAGGACATTACTAATAGCGTATATACAGCATTACAGAAGGGAGAAGACGCCTTTGAAAGTTTTGCCAAATCAGTAGGAAATATAATAGGCAAATTAGGGAAGCAGATGGTGTATGAGCTATATGTAGCAGATGCTTTCAAAGATTTTCAAGCGAAGTTACTTCAGGCAGGTAAAGATAGCAAGGGTAACAGTCAAGTCTTTTCGGAACAATCATCTAAACTTGTAGGCGATTTTGGCAATGCGATGAAAGGCAAAATAGGTGAAATGCAAGAGTTTTTGAAGAAGTGGAATGCTATGAGCAGCGGTTTAGGTTTTGACTTCCTTAATGAGCAACGCAAGGCTACAGAAAAAGGATATATGCGAATGAGCCAAGACACAGGAGACGAATTGTTAGGGCAACAAAGATTATTGACGGAGTTGCAAAAACAGAGCAAAGACGGCATACTACAAGCTATTGAGTACTACAAAGGGTTTACAAATTCATTTGAAACGCTCAAAAGCAACTTAGCCCAGCAGTTACAGCACCTTGCAGGAATTGAGACAAATACCTACCAATTACACGAAATGAAAAAGGATATAGCAGGAATGAAACGTGGTATAGATGAACTTACTACCAAAGGCATTAAACTGAAGTCA